CCGGGTCACTGTTTTCCCATCCACCTGGATGGTTTTGTACCGACGCAGCAACATGGTTGGGCTGTTGCCCATCGCAAGTGCTGTTGTTGAAGCATCTCCAGTTAAAGCTAAGTAATACGTAGCAAAACTGTGACGATTCGCATTCTGCTTCCAAGTGAATAATGGTTTCTCCTTATGAATCTTGTGAATTACCTCATTAACCGCGTTGTAAATATCTTTGTTTGCACTATTTACACCAAGGCTATTAAGTATGTTTCCTTTATATAGCCTAAAAGGGCTAAGCCAAGCTTTTAGATTAGCGGTCATGGCTATGGCTCTATCGTTGTTAGCTCTTGATTTAGAACCACCTACAAGCTTGCCCTTAATCAATATCAAATTACTAGACCAGTCGATATCTTCCCAGTTCAGCCTGTCAATTTCAGCAGACCTGATGCCCGCAAAGGCACCCAAAACAATCCAAGGTATCGTTCTCTTAGTGGCGTGTTTAAGGATTAAAGCCATATCTTCAACTGACCAGCTTTCCAGCTTTGCGTCGTTAACTCGGATACTTTCAGTCTTTTCAGCTTGATGGTCTTTGTCGGGTTCCAAGTAATCCTTCCGCTTGGCGTAATCAAAGATCATACTGATAGCCCCACGATAGTGCTGACGGGTTCTAGGTTGCCATTCCGGGTTAGATAAGAAGGAGTCCAGTTCTTTGGCTTTGATGGTGGATACAATTCGCCCTCCAAAAACCTTTTCAAATTTGCCCCAACGCTGCTGAAGGGTTTGTTTCTGGCGTTTCTCAATAAAGGTGTCGTTCAACTTTATGTTTAGCATTTCCTTCAAAACCTCGCTTACGGTGATTTGAGGCAACTTGCTTTCGCTATTTTGCAACCACAGAGCAACGGCCTCGCTTAGTGGGGTGCCGCCCATTTTCTTTTCGAGGTCCCTAAAGTAAGCCAGCTCTTTATTGGACACGGCCACCATCGAGGCACGGCCGTCAGCAAGGTCTCGGGCAATCCGACGAGCCTCGCGCTTGGCTTCCGAAAGATCTGCAATCGCACGACGCTGTCTTTTCCCCTCGGCCCACCACGTAACCATGTACGTTAAATAATCCTTATTATTTACGCACTGATAGATTTTCACATTTGCAAAGCCGTCTTGTACTTCAATCGGCTTGAATTGTTTATTCATATTTAAACGAGACATTACTGACAATTAATGTCTGACGTCAAGGAAAAGATATACATTCTATGACCGCTCCCGTGTCATGAGTGTCAACTGTAAGTCGTTTTTACTCAAGAAAAGCCTAGACAAAATGTGTATATACTATTGACAGTGAGCAGTTTAGCAAACCGTCGCATTCGACCACTCTGCCACCGCACCAAGTTGTTGCAAAACAAGGCTTTGCTACAAAAAATTCGTCAAATTTTTATTGACAAAACAACGATTACTGGCAATTAATGTCTGATGCCGACGACTCTGTACGGAAAAGTATGGCCGGAAGGGGCCGGAAAACTTGAAATTGAGCTCATGGCTTTCAAGCTCGGTTTGTCCCCGGAAAATGGAGGTTTGGGTAAGTTTCAGCATTTCAAGAACGTTGTAGAGCTTCTTTGGCCGTATCACAAGACGCGAAACAAAGCCGGGTTCTGCTGGCATCCCTGGGCAGAGCGGATGATTCAGGCGGCTTGTGAGCAGGACTACCTGGCTATCTCTGGGCCCAAGTCCAGCGGTAAGACCGCCACTTTCGCCATGTGGGGGCTTGTAAACTGGCTGTGCGCCCCTCACGAGACGCTTGTCCTGGTTACCAGCACATCTATCCGCGAAGCCCGTAAACGGCTTTGGGGAGGCATCCGTGAGCGATTTTTGCAGGTTCCAGGCTTTCCGGGAAAATTGATCGACTCCATGGGTAAGATTGTTTTGACGGAGGGGGAGTCCAGCGACCGGTCTTCCATAACCTTGGTTCCTTCCAGCCCCGACAAGGAGAAAGAGGCCACGGCCAAACTTATCGGTCTAAAGAATCAGCGGGTATTCCTTATTATTGACGAGGCCACCGACGTGACCAACTCGGTCTTTGAAGCTATCTCAAACTTAAACGCCAACCCTACCTTTCAATGTATTGCCTTGGGCAACTTTGCCAGCCAGTACGATCCTTTCGGTATGTTTGCTACTCCTGTGGGTGGGTGGAATTCGGTCACGGTAGATCAAGAGGAGTGGAAGACAAAGCTCGGGCTCTGCCTTCATTTGGACGGAGCCAAGACGCCCAACCTTGAGCATGACGACGCCTGGCCGTTTTTGCTTACGACTAAGCAACTCCGGCACGCGGAAGACCACGACGGGGAGCACAGCATCTCGTTTTGGCGGTTCATCCGTTCTTTCCCCGCTCCCGGAGGGGCAGAGGAGTCGATTTATTCGGAAGCCGACTTTCGTAAGTTTGAAGTTGATAAGGCCCCCAAATGGTTGGAACCCCCCAAAGTGGTCGCCGGCCTTGATCCTTCCTTTACTAACGGGGGAGACAGGACGGTCTTGTATTTCCTGGAGTACGGACGGACCGAGGAAGCTGGCCCTACAGTCAACTTTAAAGAATTCACTATCATAAGAGAAAACGTAAACGATCCGCAACCCCGAAACTTTCAGGTGGCTCGGCAGGTTATGGCCGAATGCCAAAAGCAAGGGGTTCCTCCAGAATATCTGGCGGTCGACGCCACCGGCGCGGGGGATCCGCTTTGCGACATTATCTCCGAGACGTGGTCTCCAAGAATCTTGCGGGTCAAGTTTGGTGAAAAGCCCAGCACCCTGCCGATCAGCTCAAGTTCGATGGTGGAGGCCAAGGACAAATACGGGAATAAGGTAAGCGAGCTTTGGTTTGGGGGTGTTGAGTTTATGCGGTCCGGCCAGCTGAAAGGTGTGATTCCTGAGCTGGCCAGGGAACTAACCAGCAGGAAATACACCACGATGGCCGGAGGTAAGCTGGTCGTAGAGTCCAAGCGAGACTACAAGTCGCGGGTAGGGAAGAGTCCCGATTTGGCGGATGCGGCTTTTGTGGGTTTGGAGTGTATTCGTGTTCGTGTCGGGGCTATGGCCGGAGGAACAGTCATGGCCAGAAAAAGCGGGGGTTGGCAAGAGCAAGCCCGGCGTTTGGATCGAGTGATTGACACTAATAAAGACTCTGTGTTAAATTATTGACTTTTACCAGACAGTAGACAGACTGGTCGTTCACGTGGACATTTTACTAGAAAACATTGGCGAAACAGGAGCCCCGCCCAAGGCACGTCTTAAGGACGCCAAGTCGGCTCACAGTATTTATACTACGCTGCGCGAATCCGATGTTCATGCGGATCAAGACCGTAGCAAGGTTCAGGCAATGTTTGACGGAGACCCTCCGTATAACCCAAGCACGCTTCGCAGTATGGGTCAGGCTTACCGAGCTAATCTAAATTTTGGCGAAGCCGCGGCAGACCTTGAGAATGCATTGGCCGCTTATACTGATCTGGTTAACGGGGTTGAAAAATTGGTTGAGGTTAAGACTTCGTTTGGAGACGAAAGTGAACGACAAAATTGGGCGGGCGCAATTTCAGAGGAGTTTCACAGAATCCTTGTTGAGTGGGATCAGTTTCATTTCAATTTTCAATTATTGTCTCATCATTTTATTTCGCAGGGTTTGGGGGTTACTTTCTTTGAGAACGATAAGGATTGGCGTTGGCGTGTTTGCGGAATTGGTGATTTTTTAATTCCTCGCGGCACACAAGCTACGGAAGACCGAATTGAGTTTGCCGTGGCGCGACGCGTTTACTTGGCGCACGAGCTTTACAACTTTATTAAAAACCCCAAAGCAGCCAAAGAAGCTGGTTGGAATGTCGAAGAGGTTCGCAAGGCCCTCGCCGCTCTTCACAAAGGAACCCGCCCGGGGGATCAGGGGTGGGAGGAACTAGAAAAAGAATTTAAAAACAACGACTTGTTTTATTCCTATGCTCGCGCTGGAGAAATTCGGGTAAACCATTATTACGTTCGAGAATACGACGGAACAGTGAGCCATTATATTGGGTTACGTGACGGTTCAAATGTTGACTTCCTGTATAAAAAAGAGAGTCGTTTTAAGAAAGCATCCGAAGCTTTTAATTTGTTCACGTTTGGGGTTGGAAACGGAACCTATCATTCTATTCGCGGCTTGGGGCATAAAATATTCCCCCACATTCAAGTAAGCAATCGACTCAGATGCGCCATGGTGGACGGGTCTATGATGCAGACCAGTTTAGTTCTGCAACCCAAAACCGCTGAAGATGTCAGCCGGCTTTCTTTGGCTTTTGCAGGTCCCATTTCATTCTTGCCTCCCAATCTAGAAGTTGTTTCAACTGCGTTCCCTAATTACAACCAAAACGTGATGCCCGTGGTCCAGGAGCTATCCATGACCCGGCAGGCCAACACCGGCAGTTATCGTACGCATCAGCAAGTCCAAGGTAGCAAGGAAAGGACCGCCACCGAAGTTCAGGCTCAGTTGGCCAACGAATCTATTCTAAGCACCGCCAGTATTAATTTGTTTTACGTCACTTGGGGCAAGTTGCTTAAAGAAAGTTTTAAACGATTACAAAAAGACAATTGGCAGCCTGGCGATGCCGGATTTGAAGGGTATTCCAAACTCAGGGCTCGGCTTGAGCAACGCGGGGTTCCGTGGAAAGCCGTTTTGGATGTTTACGAGGTTACGCCAGTTCGTGCCGTGGGGTACGGATCTAGCGGCGCCCGTATTCTGGCTTTCAATGAATTTATCCAACTTCTACCCCGGTTCGACGAAGTGGGGCAGCAGAATCTTATTCGTGATCGCGTGGCCGCTCGTGTGGGCTATGACCAGGTTGATCGTTATCTCCCGGCCGGAAAGCTTAAAGAACGCTTGCCCACGGACGCCAAGATTGCCGAGCTCGAAAACGCTCAGTTCCAAGATGGACGTCCAATTTCTGTTATGCCCACCGAGAATCACTCGGTTCATATTCGTGTTCACTTGGCCGACGCTCGTGGGATGCTTGATGCCACCTCACAGGGCATTGCCAAACCTGACATGGCGCTGGCTTATTTGACTCTAAACTACCAGCACTCGCTGATGCATCTTCAACAGATTGCAGGCGACCCAACTCGCAAAGTGGAGATTGGCCAGTATAACGAAATGCTGAACTTGATGCGCGAAGCCATTGTCGCTCTTCAAAATACATTGCGGGCCGAACAAGAAAATATGCGAAAGCACCAAGAGGCTTTGGCGCGTAATGGGGGCGGGCAGGGGGGAATTGACCCCAATACCGCTGCCCGGTTGCAAGACCACCAGCTTGCCATGCAAATGAAGGTTGAAGAAGCCAAGGTAGATCAACAAATAAAGCTGGCTGACCATCAACAAAAGATGGCCTTACGAGACGCAGAAATTGCCAGCAAAATTAGAAGTTCGTAGATTTTTTGCTTGCCATAATGGCACAAGTCTGTCAATAAGGTGAATATGATGACTATTGATCAATGGCGTAAACGCGAGGACCTCCAACTCGAATTAAAACAACTTTTACAGCAACCCGCACTTTTGCATGCGTTTGAAGTTCTGACTGATTTTGCTTTGCCTAAAGCCGTTGCTATTCCCGCTGGAACAGACATTGCTTTGTTTGGGGCGTTGCAAAACGCAAGACGGGAAGGGTTTTACGAATGCTTAAGAAATTTTGGGGCTTTGACCGATCTGGCAGAGCAACCGGCAGTATTGCCGGAACCCTGGACTGAAAACAAAGGAAAGACTAGCGAATGAGCACACCTGCTGCGGAACTTGGTTTGTTGGACGCCCTTAACGTAGCGCTTGATGCCCCGGCTACCTCAGCATCAGAAGTCTTAAAGCCTGCTGAAAATACAGCCGTTACTGCTCCCGAGCCGATTAAGACGACCCCTACAAAAACAGATGCTTCGGTTGATGTTAAGCCGGAAACTAAATCGGAAACAGCAACAACCAAGACACTGGAAAACAAAATCGAAATTCCAGACGATGTGCTTGAAGCGATTGCGAAGGGGCCTGAAGTTGTCAAAGAAGATCAAACCCCCGAGCTTCCCAAGGACGCTACCAAATCCGCTCAAACTGCTTTTGCAAAAGTTACGTCTGAGTTACGCGACACCAGGGCAAAGTTAGCAGCGCTTGAAGCAAAAATTAACAAAGAAACAACTGAGGTTGAGGACAAAGGCGAACAAACTTCTCCCGAGCTTGAGGTTTTGAGGAAAGAGCTTGAAGCGCTTAAAGCAGAACGTAATGAGTACGAAAGTGAACTTTCGGTAGCTCGGGTTCAGGCCACCAAGCAGTACAAAGTTGCAATTGATGCTCCGATTCGTGAAGCGACAAACACCATTCAGGAAATGGCCAAGATGTATGAGATGGATGCTGACGCAGTCGTTCGTGCGGCAGCAATCAACGACCCTGCGCAACGTAGAGCCGCAGTCAAAGAGATGTTGGCTAATCTTGATCCAGTTGATGCTGTTGACGTACGTCGCCGCGTTGAGGATTTAAACGCGCTTTATAGCAAGCGGGATGTTGTTTTAGCAAACGCCGACAAAGCGATGCAGGAAATTAGTAGACGAGAAGCCGCCCAACAAGCCGAGTTAAACCGCCAACAAGAAGTGGCTTTTAAAAAAGCGCAGGAGGAAACCACCACGGCGTACAATGAGATCTGGAATCGTTTCACACAGGAAGTGCCGATTCTAAAAAAGACAGGAAATCCAGAGTGGGATTCTAGAGTCGATGGTTTACGTGAACAGGCTATGTTGGTGGAGCAATCTGATTTAGACACCGAAACTCGGGCAGCTTTGACTTATCAAGCGGTAGCGATGCCCCTCATGGTTCAGCTGTTCCAGGGCTACGTCAAAAAGAGCCAGGGTGAAATTGCCGGGCTGAAGAAAGCTTTGGGCGAGTACCGTACTGCCACTCCCGGCGCTGGCGGCGGGGACGCCAAGACTGGTTCTCCCGATATTTCCTCTGACGTCGGTTTTTTGGACGCACTTGAAAAGGGTTTGAGGTAAGTAATTCATGCCCGCCTTTTACCCAGAAGGCGACGACCCTAGAGTAGGGGATGCTCCAAATAGGTCTCTTCAGAAGATTAATAGTCTTCTGAAGAGTATTGATACCAAGACCGGTACAGTTGGCTCGGGCGATGCCTTAACCGACGCCGAGTTACGGGCAACACCAGTTCCAGTAATTGCGTCTCAATCAACAGCTTCAAATCTTAAAACTCAGGCTCAGATTATTGATTCGTCTGGGTCGGCTGTATCGTACGCTGAAATTGGGACCGCAGGCAGCCCTTCTTCTGATGTTGTTTCGGTACAGGGAGTTTCTGGCGGTACTGTTATTCCAGTTAGTCTAAATGGGATATCTCCATCATCAGGCAGGCTTCCTGTTAATATTGGAGGAGATGGGGCAATCACAATTACTTCTGGAACGGTCACTGCGAATTTAGATCAAGCCAGCTTTTTTGATGCTCTTGCAAATTATACAGGAGATGGACCAGGATTTCCAGTTAGATCAGATGGTGATTTTGCCATCTCTGGCACAGTCACGGCGAATACAGGACTCTCTCAGCCGCTTACCGACACTCAATTAAGAGCCACCGCTGTTCCCGTATCCGGAACTTTCTGGCCAGCTACCCAACCAGTTTCTGGTTCTGTCTCAATATCTAATTTCCCAGCGACTCAATCGGTCTCTGGAACTTTTTGGCAAGCTACTCAGCCTGTCAGCGGAACTTTTTGGCAAGCTACTCAGCCCGTAAGCGGAACCTTTTGGCAAGCTACCCAACCAGTCTCAATTGCCTCAGCTATTTCGCAAAAGGTTCAAGGGTGGGACATTCCCATTCACGATTACCGGGGGCTTGGGTACACCAGCGGAAATTTAACCTCGGTCACCTACAAGACAGGTGGCGCAAGCGGCACGACGGTTGCCACGCTGACGCTTGGATATGATGGGTCTGGCAACTTAACAAGCGTAACAAAAACATGAGTGAACAAGTTGGATTAGCATTTACATTGAGCTCCGAAGGAAAGTCCTACGCCAGCATGAGCATAAGTAAATTGGATAATGGGGTGTTTGTCCCGGGGACAATGCAAACCTATAACTTATGCGAACCGGCAGAAAACCAAGCAGGCATAGATCTATTGTCCGAGATCAAACAAGCTGTTGAGAAGTACAGATCAGTTGTCGGGGGATAATCGATGGCAAACGTAAGGGCATTTAGGGCTGGAAACTGGAGCGATACCTCCACGTCGACTTCACCCTGGGCAACAGGAGGCACTCTTTATGCTCCTGCGGCCACTGACGTAGTTTATTCAAACAACTTCGTGATTCAGGTTGATACGACAACTGTTACTGGGCTTACGGTTACCAATGCAGCTTCTACTTCAA